TCATATCCATTTAACTACTCCCTCAACCGTATTACGTTTATCTCTTTTACAATGAGTATGCCATTCTTCATGTCTTTTCATACCATAATCACCTACATCAGAATTACATAGATTACAAACAGGCATTATTGCATATACTCCTTTTTATACAATACAATACCTTTCAAATCAGTATTTATATCTATCTTATCCATTGTACATACACTACTATCTAACTGTAACAATACATTAGATTCAATATAATCATTACATGAATCAATCAATCTATTGATGTTATGTATGAAATCTGCTGGGGCATAAGACAGTAAATATGTTGCTTCCTTTACATATTCAAGGTTATTATTCATTGTATTAACCTGTCTTATAACAGAATGTAGTTGTTTTAACTCTTTATCATTAGTTATCTTTCTACCATTCCATTCATTAGTCATAGTAATGGCTTTATTCACTATGGCTTGTTTCTTACTAATGACATTAACAGTATTACTATTAATCTCATCAATTATACTAGCAACAGATAGATAATCCCTATCGTACCTATCGTGCCTCGATTTTTTGGTCATCAAAAGTCCTTCCATCAACCACCCCAATTTCCACTCCAGTCACAAATTTCAATTTTCGATTTCCACTCCACGCACGATTAGTCGTGAATTTACTATAATACTATAACATATTAGGCGTGGGATATTAATCATACCTTAATCAAGATAATAAACACACTATACACACCAATAGAATAAACAGTACATGAACGAATATATATTAAATACATTTGTTCCTAGATATAACCTAATAACACCAGCGTTACACCTACTTAAAGGTTATTATTATTTTTATTTAAATAGTATATATACTACGCCTATATCGAAGTATTTAAAGCGACCTACATTTCCACTCCAGTCGTCAATCGAAGTATATAAAGCGACAGAGTACCGTACTAATTACCGTACTTATAAAACGCCTAAGTTGAAGTATTTAAAGCGACACACCCCACGCCTGCTGTGACTGGACTGGAAACATAGGTCATACCATTTACGACTGGACACGAAATGGGGGGGTTGATAGTAGGACTTTTGATGACTATGCAACAAACAGAACTAGAGAAAGCCCAAGCAGTAGTTGCAAAACTACAAGCAGAAGCAACAGCTACCAAGTTTAGCACTCTAGACAATACGGGAAAAACCTTTGAAGATTCATTAGAACTTGTATCTTACAAGGGCGAGCCAACTATCGACACCAATTCAGGAAAACAAATAGAAAGAATACCTATAGAAGTATTAGCCTCATTTGTAGGTTCTATCATGGGCTCTAAGTTTAGTGTCAACGCTGGTAAGAAATACGTGAATATTACTAGAGCATAAACCACTCTAGTAAATCCCTTTTTTTTAAACACTTTCACGCCCTTTTTTTTTGCTTGATTTGGCGTGCAGGGTCACATGGCGAAAAAACGGTTTTTAGAGGCTTACTATGATATATATAAGGTACGAGTTCAGAAACATGCCAGACAAATTTAAGATTCGTGTATGCCCGAAAAATTAAAAAAAATTTGAACCTTATAAGGTATATAAGTGATTAAGGCTCAGGACTATTACTAATACCATCAGCCACAATGGTACCCTGCAACCTCAACATGCAGGTCATCAGTTCGGGGAGGTTAAACTTTGTACCATTCCCTTTCGTGTGGTCTCCGTACTTTCGACCACAACATATACATATGATATTTAATAGTTCATTCCTACTAAGAGCCAATTATCTCAAGTCCTCCATGTTCAGGTTGTCTTCCATCTTATCAACCATCTCTGCCAACATATTCTTTATGACTGTCTTCCTGTCCTCATCCAACCACTCTTCGTGGAGGAGTAACAACAAATCTCTAATCGCACTTGCTTCAGCCATAATATATCATCTAAATTCCTCTATAACATCTCTACTTATATACCTACCGTCATTCCTAGCCGATACGTTAGTATCGTCTTTTGAGGCAACCTTCTTGTACTCGTCAAGCATGTGTAGTAAAATCAAGCCTATGCCTATTAGTGCAAGTACGCCTGTAAAAAGAAAAAAAATGCCACACACAAGTTTCCAAGACATATATTGATATATATCCTATCCTATTTGAATGTTGCTTAAAAAGTCGCTTACGGAACAGTGTTTGTCTCTTAGGCAACGAAGCTTTCGTTGTCTTAGTAACAGTTCCCTTTCATGTTTGGCAATTTTCATTAATTTTTGTTCTATCTCTACAAGTTCTTCATCAATACTTTGCACATACTATATACACATATCTTACATATAAGAATTATTGCTTTTCTCCATCTTTTCCAAACTCTCTTCTCAACTGTTCAAGCTCGCTTAGCTTGTCTTCCAATAGAAAGTGTAATTTCCAAAAGGTCTTGCGACCTTGCTCACTTAGGTCTTTTTCAGTCTCATCATGCTTGAAGTTAAACCACTTGAATATCTCTGTAAAGTCGTCAAGTTCCAGTTCTACCATAAAACAAGTCTTCCTTATATACTATTAAAGATAGTGGCAATACTTAAATATGTTATATGATGTAATATATACATGTCTGAGAAGGGGAACAAAAAAGAAAAGGCACAGCCTTCAATTGAGGAGTCCCCTGAAGACATTTCTATATCATCTCAAGCCGATTTGCAAAAATCGTCTCCAAGTGGCTCTCCATGTATATGTAAAGATAAAAGAGAAATATCATGTACCATACATGGTGGTTAACAAAATAAATAAAAAAAATTCGCAGTTATTCTAAAGCTTTGCGATAAGCTTTTACACTGGAGGTGATGTTTTCGATTGTTGCAGTAATCAGTTTTGTCTGAAGTTCCAACATGTCTTTTCCAACACCGTTAGGATCACCTTTCTTGCTGATATCTCCAAAGACGTTTAACAATTCGGTCTGCAAGTTGGTAAATGCTTCAAAGTATTCAGGTACTTGTGTTGCCATGTTTATAACGAATATACATGATTATATAAAGGTTGTGTTTATTTTAAAGGCACTGCGTGCCGTTCCAAAAACTATAAATAACCTGACAAAACTTTAACAACTATGGTCAGTTTTAGAAAGTCTTTTGCTGGTGCCTTGTCCAAGCTTGGATTCATAGAGAAATCCTACACGGAAACTACCACCCGACCTAGTGTAGCCCAGCCTTACATGAGTACCGATACAGGTGCAAAACTACCAATTTTCCCATTCCCACTTACCATGATTTATGAGTTGGCAGATAACATTGATGCTTTAAGAATTCCAATCGAGACCCTCAACCGTGAAATGTTCAAGAACGGATTTGAAGTTGTAGAGAAATGGAAGTACAAATGTAATAATTGTTCCAAGGAGTTTCAATATGCACCTACCCCCGACAACCCTGACGAGCAGCCGTTTGAGGCTAACGGTGACAATGCACAGGCACACCCACGAAAGAAAAAGGCTGTAGAGGCAAAGGGACTTGTGTGTGACACATGTGGAAGTCACGACCTTGTCAGACCAGTGCCAGAACACAGAAAGACCTTGGAAAACTTGATGATGGAGCCCGTAAACAGCAACCAGCAAACCTTGGAAGACGTTGCACGTCAGTTGGAGAGGGACTTTGAAATTGCAGACAATGCATATTTGCTTTTGCTTAAGAATTACAAGATAGATGATGTTACAGGTGCGATAGACCAAGAGAAGACAATTATAAAAGAGATGTTGAGGATTGAGCCACCACAGGTGGCAATGATTGCTGACAGTGATGGGCGTATTGGTTATGACGACAAGAGAAACAAGATTTGGGTTTGCCCTAGATTTGAGCACAGGGATGCCAGACTTACCACCCCAAAATGTGACAGATGTGGAGCAGAGGCACTAAAGGCGGTAATTGAAGTTAACTCTGTATACTCTATAGGTATCCCACAACCTAAGAGAGTCATTTATGGAGAAGGCGAAGTTATTTGGAAGGCTGGAAAGTACAAGCCAAACTTGCTTTATGGATTTTCACCTATCTATTCAGTGTGGTCAAAGGCAATGTCCCTATCACACATGGACGAATATATTCGCAAGTACTTTGACAAGATGAGACCGCCACGAGGTATGTTGGTTATTTCTTCAAGAAACTATGACACCTTTAGAAAGAGTTGGGACGTACTTGAACAGAAAGCACAGGAAGATCCATACATGATTCACCCCCTATTGGTAGAGAATGACAAGGGTGGAAAGAACCCTGCACAGTGGTTGGACTTTACTGGTTCACTTAAGGAGTTGGAATTTATCGAGGTAAGAAAGGAGTTGAGAATGATTATCGGAGCCGTCTATGGCGTGCTTCCGTTCTATTATGGCGAGACCCCTGCTGGCTGGAGTCAGGAGGGATTGCAGGTTACAATTACAAACCGTGCTGTTCTATGGGGACAGGACACCTTAAAGAAGGCATTTTTCTCAAAAATTTCAAAGATGTTAAACATTGATGACTGGGAACTTCAGTTAAAGACTGGTGAGGAGACCGACAAGTTGAGAGACTTGCAGACTGACGGCATTGAAATACAGAACATGATGATGCTTCAACAGATGGGCTTTGACATTACAAGAACCCACACAGGTGAGTTTAAGGTGAGCAAGGAGACGGCACTGACGGCAGAAATGATGTTTGGAATGGGTGCAATCAATGGAAACCAGAACGGTGCAGGAAAGGGAGTACCAGCCCCTCAGGAAAAGACACAGTCGTTTGAGGGAGAGCCAAACAACATGAGACCAAGCGACATTGGCGGCACTGGACAGGGAAGTCCTACAAGCGGAAGCTCAATGAGCAAAAAGTCCGCATATCCAAAGGGAATCACCCCGTCAAACTTTGAGGTAGTAAAGAATACTTTGCAAACTGCTATGGATTATGATTGGAAAAAGACAAAGACCGTTGAGGAACTGAGAAAGGCTACTGGAATGACTGTAAGGGATGCAAGGGACATTGTTGCTGGTGAATTTGAAGGCGTAAAGAGATGGGAAGATGAGTGAGAGGGCTGAATGGGAATGGCTGACTGGAGATGACGAGGATGAGTAAGGTATATTGTACTAAAAAGGTAAGTTTTTATGTGACAAAGACAGAGGAAGAAGAGGAAGATGACTAAAACAATAACAACATTAACTTTTAGACGATGTAATCTGTGTGAAAGTTCTTCAATCAAGTGGCAAGACAATGAAGATGAAAATCATTTGTGTTACGAATGCATGGAAAGTGAAAATGACCGTGTTTTTGAACATGGAGACCAAGGTTGACCAAAAGATTTCACAAATGTGATGACACCTGTAAGATAAATCATACACCAAAGGCTTCATCTCCAAAGACTGTCAAAAAAATAATTGAAAAAAAACTCAAGGTACAGCCTGTCAAGCCACGCAAACTTGAAAAAAAGACCGAGGTCATCATTGATATAATGGAAATTGTAGATAAAATCAACAATACAAATGAAACTAACAAAGTTTTAGAAAAAACACTTATTAATCTAAGAAAGTTAGAGAAAGATATTGCCTGAAAAGTTAGAAACTAACGAAAACGCAAACGACATGACCAAAAAGCTTTGGGAAAAGCACCAAGGTGACGAATTTACCGCAGTAAACAACTACAAGGAGGGAGTATGTCTTGGCTGTATGAAGGTTGACAGGGCTGCCGCTACCATTGCTGACATTTGTGGTGATTGTGCTGGAAAAAAGGGGCGTGAGCCTCTCTTGGCAAAGGTTTGCGACAAATATTACGGGTTATGTTTCTTTTGCAACTCATACAAGTTCAATATTGAGCAGGTAAACGGAAGATTTTGCAACACATGTCACTCCAGAATAGCCAAAGTCACCAAAGAGTATAATAAAAAAGGTGGATTCATGAAGACTGACCCATTTTGGATAAGCATGCGTAAAAAACACGGAAAGGATTGGAAAAAGATAATGGGTGGCTATAATAAATCTAATCGTCGCTAGTCTTACCACGTTTTTTTCTCATATACTCTCTTAAATCTGGTGGGGTAAGGAGTAGTTCCAACAATGTTTCTATATTGGCTAGCTTGTTGTTTGTATCCACTAATAATTCCTCGACTTCCCCCAGTACAAAGTCAAATTTCATTTTTATTCTCCAAGATAAATATCATACGGTCATTCTTAAAGTCATAGTAGCGTTTATCATAATTAATATCACGTTTTTTAAGATTTAAGCCAAAATACCTACCCACTCTCATTGAAAGTAACGGTTTTCGCATGAATCTTGGAAAGAACTCCAATTGATTTTTTTTCCCATTGAACCTAATCTTTCCATGTGTTACTAATTTTTCATCACCTTCTATCCATTCTTTGGCATTGTCGCTTCTAAAATGGACTATGCTTCTGCTCAATCTTGGCTGTTCTTTCATATTGTTACTATTTGTAATAACCCATAATTTTGTTCCCTTTACATATAGGTCAATAAGAGGCATTTTATGCTCTATATCGTCAACATGTTCCCTGTAAATACTGTTAAATGTCTTGTCGCAATCAAATATGTATATGGATGTAGCCATGTCATATAATCAGCAATACTTATTTATAAAGCCTTGTTAGTTGTTAATCATGGATGAAAAGTGTAAATCATGTAAAATAACCAAGTATGGTTACACTGACGGACAGCATTCAATATTCATATGCTTCAAATGTGGTAGATTTGACGGCATGAGTGGTGGGGATGATTCATTTTTAGCCAAAATAAATGAAGAGCCTATGTCATTATTGGTGATGATTAAGAAAAAAATACTCATTCCAATAAGTTAATTTATATACTTTACTAAACATGTATATACCATGGAAGTATTTTCATCTATATTAGAACCTCTACTTTTGGCTGCTCTTATAGGTATGGGTAGTGGATTGTTTGCATTCTTTAGAAAAATGAGTAACACACAAAGTGACTTGTGTGAAACAGTACAAAGATTGCAAAAAACCTTAATTATTTTAGCTAAAACAGTTGACAGACAGTCAAACAGATTACATCCAAAAGAAGCAGATTCCGAACTTGACGACCTTGTCAAGGAACTTTTGGATAAATAGGCGTAAATTTAACAATAAACCTTAAATAATAACTCTCAGTCAAGGTTGAGTATGATTGATCCATTGTTAATCGCAACCCTCTCCGTAATAGGAGGAGCAATCTTGAATACATTTAGAGGATTCTTAGGATCTTCTGATGCTACATATGACATCAAAAAATTCTTTGGTGCATTAATTGTAGCAGTATTTGCAGGTATTGCAGTTGCACAAACCTTGGCTCTTGCAGGACTAGGAATTACAGAACTCGTATTAATCGGGCTAACTGTCGGTTTCTCAGTCGATTATGCAGTGAGCAAGGCAAAGAAAACTCAGTAAGCATTTTTTAACCCCTTACTTTTTCCCTTCTTTTCTATAAACTTTATAAGTAATGTTACAGTCGAGTTTATATATGGAAGACGAGATATTCTTCAATGAATTTGTGACAAAAGACCTACATCCTATTGACGGTGCTCAACGATTTTTCGAAGGTTATCTTACAGTTCAGGTTAAAGATAAACAGGGAGAGATTACAATCGTTGATGAATTAATCAAGGTATTACCTATTTGGATGGACAGGGGAGCACCAATCAGTGACACTCACAGTAACAGAATTATCGGAAAAGGTATCAGTTATGCCAAGGTGGATTATAAAACCAAGGAAGGTACTTTATTACCAGCAATTAAAATTACAGGAAAGATACACAAAGACTATCACCTAGACAATGAAATTTGGGACAAGATTAAAAGTGGAGAGTACAAGGGACTGTCATTTGGCGGTGCAACAAAGGCAAACAGAACACCAAAAGTCATGAAAGATGGAAGTGTTGCCTATGAACTTAAATCATTAGAACATTATGAGGTCGCTGTATGCAAAGATCCAGCAGTTCCCCTAGCATTAATTACCGATTATAATCCACTTGCAAAGGCAATTACCGACAACGTAGAGAGAAGAGATGACGGCAAGATGGTAATCAAGTGCAGTAAATTTGGTTGTACTGTAGAGAAAATGACAGATTTTGCAAACGCAGATGGTGATAAAACTAACGCACAAGGTAAACAAGATGTAGAACCAAACAAATCATCAAACAGAGAATCAAG